TCCATGCCGAACCCCATCTCCAGAATCTGCTGCTTCAGCTCGTCGTCGGCTTGTGCCTCCCTGATCTTGGCGTCATAGGATGCGGCTTCCTCAGCATAGCCCTTTACCTTCTCGCGCTCCTCGGCGCTAAGACCACGATTCTCGTTCTCTGCCACGGCACAGATATCCCGCGCCGCCTTCAGCGCCGCGCGCTTCTTCTCTCGCAAGTCTTTCAGCATCATTTCAGTATCTCCTCTTACTTAGTCATCTAGTTCCAATAGGTCCAGGTCAAAACGCAATCGCATCAACTCCGCCTCCCCTCCGCTCGGGTTACCGTCTGGTACGGCCTGCCCTTCGGATCCGTCGGCATCATCATCCACGCGCGCCTTGAGTTCTGGCGGCTCCACATCTGCATCGCGCAGATGCCGAGCCAGGTGGTTGTAAACGCCCCGCCGATCCGCATCGGGGATCGTCGTGCCTCCCCGTGCGCCGTTCAGGACGCCTATACCCGTCTGACATGCCCGGATATTCGCGGCCCCGGGCTCACCGTCTGTGGAAACCATATGGTGAATGAATCGGTAGCTGGCCTTCACATCCGGCTCACCGTCTGGATCGCGCCAGGCATAGATGCGGCGATAGTAGGCCTCACTCTCACCGCTGCGTACTCGCGCCTCGTTGGCCGGACCATCCCAGGCTGCGTCCGTTGTTGGGGTAGAATGCGAGGCAATAGCACCCTTAACCCCAGTTTTAATGGCCGTCGTCCGCGTCCCGATGCCCGCGCCCAACATCACCGGCGAGACCCATCACCGGCGAGACCTCATATACATCTAGGCGTTCCAGATACCGTACCCGTTCACCATCAAACTCCCCCCCGGAGCTCTCCAGGATGTCGAAGCCATAGCTCCACTCCTGCAGGTCTTCAAGGCCTTTGACGGTGCGGTAGGTTTCGCGTCCCCCCTCAGTATCCAGGAAGAACTGTCCCTCTACCCACGCCTTTTCCTCATCAGCGTGGATAACGCCCTTGCCCACTGGCAAGTCATGCCAGTTGTGGCCCCAGGCGCTGACCCGCACCTTTTGCCCGTCCCGGAACGCCCCGGGTTTGGTCACGTCCCCATCGCGGTCCACCACGTTCAGCGTGGCGAATACCGCCTCGAACGTTCCTTCCTCCCCGTCCTCTTTCAGCCGGATCGGCGCTCGAAATTCTTTCCTCTCAGCCATGCTTCCTCCTCACCTACGCGAATATCACGCTACACTGACAGTTAGCTCGCTCCTCAATAGGGAGAGTGGGATCGCCAGGCCACAGTGCTCCATTCGGGAATCGCTCATGCAACCCGACCGTGACGCCATTCAGTGCCGCATGTGTATCGCGCGGATTCCGACTGTTCACACGCCAGGTTTTGGTACGCAATCCGCCCGCCTTGGCCGCCTCTGCCGCGCCAAAGTTGGCCGCTGTTGTTACCCCGGCTGTGGCTGCCTCTGGTGCTCTTGCACTTTGCGCTACGTCAAAGACATGCGCCACCTTTTCCTGAATTTTGCTTACCGCCAACCCCGTTGTCACTGCGCCCGCGAGTACAGCCGCAACCTCCGCACGCGTCGTGGCATTGATGCTCTCTGCCGCGATCCTAGACCTTTCCTGCAACCAACCTTGCATCCGCTCTTCACTGACTGGCATCTCGATGCCATAACGCTCCGCTATCCATGTCGCCCATGCCTCGGCCGTCAGGGTGTATAGCGGCAACAGGTCCTCTGCCAACTCGCGATCCCACCTATCTTCATCATCCCATGCGCTCTCAATACTGAGCAGCTCTTGCTGGATACGCGCCAGGATCACCTTGGCCTGCCGCCCAAAGTACCGTTCAAGTAGCCCCCACCACCGTTTCACATGTCGGCGGTGCCGCCACAGATGCGCTAGATCGGCGTCGGGCGTGGCCTCTTCGTCTTGTTTGGCTTCTGGCGGCGCCAGCGCTTTTGGCGCGGCGTCCCTTGGGCTCGCCATCCCACCGGTCAATACATTCAGCGGCGTCACCAGAAGGTCGCCCTCGGGTCCCATGCTCGGTAGGTTCTCTCGGGCGCGCGCCTCGTTGCGGGTCATCCAGGGCGCTCCCACCGCGCTCTGATAGCTCTGCGCCTGCTCCTCAAACGAGCCGCGCAGCTTCTCTTTCAAATTAAACTCCACATAGAGATCGTCGCTGTCCGCAAACTCGGGTTTGAGCTGCAGATCGAGCTCCTGCTGGATCATCATGCACCAGGGAGCTAGTGTGTCCTGATACAAACTCTTGTGCTGATCTCGAATGTTGCTGAACGTGGCGTGGTCCAAAATCCCAACCATCGGCAGCGGAATGTGGTAAGCCCGCGCGCACTCTTCCCGCGTGAGTTTCCGCCCGGCTAGGTACTCGCTTTCCTGAGCGTTGAATGTGACCGGCTTCCACTGCATGCCCTCCTCCAGAACCGCAGTCTCGCCACTGTTCTCCGCGCCAGTGTAGAGCGCCTTGAACTCTGCCTTGAACCGCTCCCGCGCCGCCTCGCTCCAATCTGGCGCATCCTTCGGCCGCTCGATAATCCCACCCATCCGGGCAGCATTCGCCCAGAAGTGCTCTCGATAGTCCGCCGCTGCGTGCTCTTCCGCCAGCACCCGCCGTAAGGTCTCTAACGGCGATAGCCCCTCGATCGGGCTATCTGGGCTGTATCCCCTGAAGTGCACCACATCTGTCGGCTCGAATTCTCGTACCTCTCCGCCCAACCGTAGCTCGTAGCCGGTCGGCACCAAGCCGCCTTTCACGGTCATAAGCGCGGGCGGCACTCGCAACAGCGCCCAAACAGCGCCGTCGCGTCGCACTTTGAGCCAGTAAGCGTTAAAGTAGATACCCATGTCCGAGATCAGATGCTCGATAAGGCGATAGGTCGTGACCTTCATCTCCGGCGGCAATGGTCGGGCCAGCAAGCGCGCCAGCGGATGATCGCGCTCCCGCACACGATCCGTCTCATTCACCCGGCGATAAACATGCAGACCCAATTGTGCCATGTTCCGCGCCAGAAATTCCACACACGTCCGCACGTTTGGTTGCATCCGATACATGGTGGCATAGTCGTAGCGATAGGTATCATAGAGCTGAATGGTGCCAGCCCCGCCCACGCTAAGCGGCCACCAGCCCGCTGGCATATCCACCAGGGTCGCTTGGCTAATAATTATTGCTTCGATCAATACCTCACCATCCACCGGTATTGTTTCGCCCCGCCTCCTGAGAAGCTCTGCGTTTCTCAGTATCAGGTGCCCTCTCCTACGCGCCCACAGCACGCCTCGAAATGCCTTGTCCGTCCGCGTGTTCACAACCACGGTCCGCAAGCACGGGTAGCGCGTCCACCACCTCATACAGTCACCAACCCGCGCGATTCGTACACGCTCTGTCGGGGCGGCTCATGCCGCAACGCCCGATCCAGAGCCATCACTAGTGCCACCATCCCATCAATCCGCTCGGACCAGGTTGTTCGCCATCCAGGTCAACACCGGATTGTTCCCGTGCGTCAGCTTGTGTTCCAGAATCAGCCGCTCTAGCTCGCGCATCGCCGGGCTCATGCTCACATAGCCCTGTCCAAACTGCACCAGCCAATCCTCGCCACCCCGCTCCATAAGCTCGGTAGCGATCTTGGTTGCACCCCACCGGTCGAATGCCACTTCCCGAATATCATACGCCATATCATACGCCTGTGCATCCTGGTCGATCTGATGGAGGATCCAGGCATAATCAATCACATTACCAGGCGTGGCCGTGATCAGACCCTGTCGCACCAATACATCATACGGCACCCGATCACGCTTGCTCCGTTTGATCATTGCCTCCTCGGGTATCCAGAATCGCGAGATCACCTGATAGGCGTCGCCTTCCTGCTGGGGTGGGAATACCATCACGAACGCAGAGATGTCTGTGTTGGTAGACAGGTCTAGGCCGCCATAGCAGATCCTACCCCTCAGCCCCTCGGGATCGACCGCCGCGCCGCATGCTTGCCAGTGATCGAGTGGTATCCACTTGGTCTCTGCTTGTGTCCAGATGTCCAGTTCTAGACGCTGGAAGGCGTTTAGCGCCGC